ATGGTTCAATAATTGCTTGCATTTCTTTTGATATGTAAGAACCTATTGTTTTGATGTGATTATCCATATAAGAAACATCATAAGTTTTACCTTGTATTTTTTCTATTTCGTGGATAATATCTTTGTAATCATCAACCAATACCATTGCCTCTTTTAATTGTGATGGTGATGCTTCATTGTCTTTTATAACATCATCTTCAATCTTGAAGATAGAATCAGCAACAACCGCTGCTGACCTAATCATACCGATTGTATCATCATTATTTGGATATGATATTAACTCCTTAAATGTTGCCTGTGCTCCAGGACATATTTGGAAATACTTTGTTCTATAACCATAAACATCAAGGTTGATTTCATTTTCAGCAAACTCATCCAAACAAGGACACATAAACTGAACCCCAACTTTACCTAATGAGTTGATTACATCTTCATTATTATCGTAGTGTTTAACTACCTTAAGGTCTCTAATCTTTTGTAATTTGGCTCTGTTAGAACCTGTGGCAAATACCTTACTACGAGGTATTCCAAGTTCATCAGCAATTGGATACATACGCTCTTTATTTGCTCTTGCTGAAATGATATAAACATCACTACCTGATTGTAATTCATATAAAGCAAGTCCCCTACCTCTTGGAGTATTCAAGGTATCATCATAGTCAAAACTAACTACTTGTCCTACAGCAAAATCTTCATCTGCGGTTGAATTACAAATTGCGTATGCTTGGTCAGGTTGTTTACCTTCATTCTTGATAAGATATTCAGTACATCTGTTGATATAATCACTCCTATCTTCACCAGGATTTCTTTTAACAAATAATACAGGTTCAACTAACATATCAGGATTAGAACAATCAACCCCACCATTTCTTGCTGGGTCTTTACACTTGGTTTTATCACCAGTTGGATAGTTTACATAATCAGGTAGTGTTTCTGGCTCATATTCCATATTCTCCTGTTTCTTTGGGTGTTTTGTTGGTAATAAGTCATAATCACTATCATACTTTGGATTTTCAGGTCTACCATTTTTAACCAAGTATAAAAACGCATTTACACGAGCAAGAGCCCATTGTTCTGCTGACCTAACTGCGGGTGAGTGTGATGTGTTGTATGCTCCAACTCCCCTTTGATAAACTGATTTTAACATACCAAGATTTACACCATAACCAAGTTTGTCTTTGTATCTTTCGTTGAAATCATCACTCTTGTTTTGTAATGTTTCTTCAACTCTTTTGGATACCTCTGCTCCCCTTGTTGTTGAGGCATCACCTTTGGCACTACCTTCACCTTTTGGGTTCTTATTTGGTGTGTCTGACTTTGGTGCTTTTGGACTTTCTTTAACCCCACCTCTTTCACCTATTTCAGCCATCTTTTGTTCTGACTTTGTTATTACTCTTTCCAAGTAATTCATAACATCATCATAAGTTGATGGTTCAAATCCCCAAGAAGCAAGTGCAAGATACCCACAACCTTCTTCAAATGACTTGGAACTATCCCAATCGGTCTTATGTCTTGAACCAAATGCCTTCATTCTTTTCAATGTTTCCAAAGATAAAGGTTCTTTATTAGCGAGTTGGTTAAGACGAGATTTTCCAACAGGTGTTAAACAACTACCATATCCATTTTCATCAACCCATTTTCTTGCTCTAATAGCAGTATCAGTGATATATTGTGGATAATCTTTTATTGAATCAACAAATTCTTGTTTTGTAAAGTAGATAAAGTTCTGTTCTATTGCTGGCATCTCTACCAAGCCAATTCCAGTAACCTTTGTATCCCCTGTGATTGTTCCTTCTATATCAAGGTCTATTATTCTAATCATTATCTATAAATAGTTTTAATTTATAAGGTCGCAAGTTCATCTAACCTTCTGTTAATTGCCTGTCCACTTGTTATCTCTGAATTGAGTACATACGCTCTAATTGGTTCTTGATTTGCTCTTGAGATTGCCTGAATCAATCTTTCCTCCATCAATGAGTTAGATGCGTTATTTACAAGTGGTTGTCCCCCACCTGATTGGTTGATTTGTGATAATAAACCCTCATAGTTCAACGAACTCTGTCTGTTGATGACTGATTCCCCACCTTCCAAGTTAACTCCACCAGCGTAAGATACACCACCCATTTCGTGTGATGGACCTACAACCATACCACCGGCACCCATTCTAATTTTACCACCACCAGCAAGTGATTGTGCGTATGCTAATTGTTGAGCAATTAAACCAACTTGTATCGCTCCCAACACACCAATAGCAAGTGCTAATGGGGGTATTTCCAAGTTAGAAACTACAGCCTGTGCTGTATCTGCGATAGCCTGAACTAATTGAAATTGTAATGACTTAACTAATGCTCTTTTTTCAATTTCAGCCTTTTTAAGTTGATATTGTTTTTCAAGTTCAATTCTTTTTTCATTTGCTTGTTTTGTATCACCTACAACCTGTTCTGCGGCTTGTTTACTTGTCTTTTCAAGTTGTTGTAATTGTAATTGGTAGTATTGTGCGTATAGTGATGCTGTCTGTCCTATCAATGAACTAAACTCTTGTAGTGCCTTTGTAACATTGTCTATTGTCTTCTTCTGTGCTTTTTGTTTCTTACTTTCAGCAGTTTCAACCTCAACAATTTCTTTTTCCAAAGCATCTTTTAACAACTCTAACTTTTGTTCATAAGTTAATTTGGAGATATCAACACCTTTTTGTTTTAGTTTAGCCTCAAAATCAGCAACATCTTGTTGAAACTTTTTCTCTTTATCATAGGTTTTTTTACCAACCTCACTGATTATTTCATCGGCTTTTTCTCTGTTTTTAGCCAGTGCTGTTAAATCAACATCATATACTTTAGCAAATAAATCTCTGTTTTGGAATATAAAACCAGTAAGAACCTCAATATTACCACCAAGTTCTTTTATTTGAGCATTTAAGTCCCCAACTTGTTTTACAGTATTATCAATACCAATATTAAACTTTTCATTTTCTAATACAAGGTTTTTGGTATTCTCAAATAAGGTATTACCAATCTTTTTGTATTGTTCATCTAATGCGGCAAGTTCTTTAGTCTTATCCTCTGGTAATAATGCTGGGTCATTTAATATCTTATTTTGTGTCTCAATACTTGCTTTGGTTGTCTTAATATATGAAACATACGCAGCAACAAATCGTTCTTGTTGTTGTTGTGCCGCTAATCTAATTTCAGCCTGTTTTTCAGGTGAGAATATTGTTGTCTCACTTTCAAGTTGAGCCAATTCCCTAAATGTCGCTCTAAACTCATTGATACTAAATGGTGGTTTAATATTGGCATTACCAATCTCAAATAATGTATCACTTAATAGAATTAAATTACTACTTAACTTTTGTACTTGAATAATAGTTTCAGGTGAAACATAATCTTTATTTAATTCAATAAAGGTTTTAGTCGCAACATTTATCTTTTCCTGTTCAGCCTTTAATTCCCCAAGTGTAATACCTGCTTTACCACTATTTTCACTGAAAATATCAAATGCCTTTGTTAATGACTTTAATTCATCACCAGCAATATCTTGTAATGTACTAAATTGTTCTTTTAATTTAATATTAAATTGTTCTTCAAGTGGTAATGTTTCTATTAACCCATTTTTCAAGTCTTGAAGACTTTTAACTCTGTTTTTACCAGTTTCAACAATCTTGGAATCTGCCTGACCAATCTTATAACCTAATGTTGATAACTTTGTTTCAAGTTCCAATCTTTGACCTAATAACTCAATTTCTTTTTCAATGATAGCCGCTTTATCTGCCGATAACTTTTTCGCCGCTTGAACCTCTTTAATTTGTAAATCAATACTATTGAGTGTTCTATCAGTTTCAATCTTTTCTCTCTGTGCTGATAATCTTCTAAACTCTTTTAGAGTTTGTTCCCTTAATTCATTTAACGCCTTATCTCTTTCCTTCTCATCTTTAATTGTTTTCTTAATTTCTCTTTCTCTTCGTATATCAAGTCCTATTAAGTTCAATACCTCTTTATTTTGATTGTCTAATAAATCAGCATAATATTGGTCTTTTATTGCTGATAATGTTTGTATTGATGCCCCTTCTTTTTCTGCGTTCTTTAGTTTAATCGCCAAGTTATTTTCAATTTGGGTTCTCTCCAAACTGTATTGATAGTTAGCCTCTTCAAGTGTCTTATTAAATCTTTCTTGGGAATCATCTGCTTCATCTGTAGCCCCCGCTAATGCGAAATACGCACCAACTAATAAACCAACAACAGCCAGAATAGCCGTAAAAGGGTTTGCCGCAAGTGTGGTATAAAACGCTTTGGTAGCCGCATTAGCCGCATTTGTTGCAAGGGTTGATGCCTTTTCAGTAATTGTTTTAGCGGCCGTTATTGCTCCACTTCGTACTTCTGCGGCACTTCTAATACCTAACGCTAATGTTAATAAGTTTTGAGCAGTTGTTGCCGCCTTTTGGACAGATTCACTTTCATTACCAAATAATGATATAGCCGCAGTAGCAGCCGCAAATGAACCTGAAATACCCGCACCTAACTTACTGAATCCCTCAATAGATTTTTCAGGTGTTATTTTTTGACTAACATCTTTAACCTTTCTTAATTCACCTTCAGTTTTAATTACCTCTGTATTTAATTTCTTGAAATTTTCACTATTGGTTCCAAAATTAAGAGCAATATCTTCTAAATCTTCCTTCGCCTTTTTTAATTCAATTTCTAATGTTTTTACATCAGTTACTACCTTATCAATACCATTAAGTTGTATTCGTAATCCTACTATTGCTTCAGCCATATTTTTAACAATTTTGTTGTAGGATTTGTCCTACACTATTTATAACTACATAAGTAGTTGTGTCAGCAGTATATCTTAAATATGTTCCCACTCCAACAGGGATATATTCTGTTCCTGTATCATAATATACTGGTTGATTATTTGATAAACCAGAAACACCAAATGTCGTTAGATTAACTGTTGGGGCAGTACCATTACATACAGGTGTTATTGTAAATCCTGTATAACAATTTAGAGTATACGCACTTAATATACCAGGGTATGGTGTGTTACCTGATAAAGTATAATAAGGTGCTGGTGGGATTACTTTATAATATCCTCCCAATTCTTTAATTAAAGATATTTCAGTTAGTTTAGTTTCAATTAAACTCCCCTCATTTATTTTTTCAATCCTATAAAAACTATCTTTAACAAATATCCTATCAGTTAAACTTGTTTCATAGATATCAGTTGGTCTTAACAAAAATCTACCTGATAATCTTCTTGTTTCGTTGGAATAATTGTTTTCCACATAATCCTCCCAAAATAAGTTCCATAAGTTGTATTGTGTGAACTGAACAGGTAATGGATTATAGTTTCCAAAGAAATCAAATGTTGACTTGAAATTAAGGTCAGATATTAAGTTTGGTATTTGTATATCCAACGAACTCAAATGTGATACACAAGGATATGTTGTTTGTTCTATTGGTGTTGCTCCTGAACTCAAATACCATGTTCCTTGTACTTGCTTGAACTCATCTTTATAACAAAATCTATTACCAGTCCAAAAGAACAAGTGAGGTTTGTTAGAATAAGGTTGTAGTGTTGTATAGGTATATCCTGATGTGGCACCTGTTGTTCTAATTGTTGTATTTAATTCCCTGTAAACAGCAGGTATAATAAAATTGTCTGCTCCATTAACAACTGTAGTTGGGGTTGCAGCAAAAGGCACTTCATAGTTTTGTTCTCCCGCCAGTAAGTTATTTGTTGATGTATATTTGAATCTTCCATATTGAAATTTGTTTGCGTCCTCAAATAGTTTATTCAAGTATTCTTCTGAACCTTTTGTCCATGTAAAGTTTAATTCTTTTGGTAAATCAAATGATAGTGGTTCAATCCTGTATGTTGAGTTCAAATCAAGTCGTTGTGTCCAATCCTTCTTAATCCTATCAGATTGATTGTAGTACCAGTTAAATGGTTCTATGATGATTGATTGTGATACCTCATCTTGTATTACAACCAAGTTAAATAATGTGATTAAACCCTTCAAGAACTCAATACAATTTATCTGTTGTAACCCCAATCTAATATTAACATTTTGTGGTTCAAACAATAAAGGTGTTGAGTATAAATCCCACATCGGTGCTTCAGAGGTAATTGAATATTCATTGTAAGGTAAAAACCTTAATTGTTTTCCTGGTGTTGATGAACTCTTTAAATCAACATACAATCTAACATACTCACCAGTTCCACAAACACCACTAAAGAACCAGTTGACCGAAGCATCGGCACCACAAGTTGGTAATTGGTATAAGTCACTAACGGCAAATGGGGGTTGTGAATCTAATGTTGATAAATCACCACCTTTTCTTGCGTATATTTGGAAATCAATATCACCACCACAGACATTATTATCATCATAGTTAAATCTAAAGTTCCAAGCATAATTACCAGCAAACGGAACTCTAAAGTAATTTGTATTAAATGGTGGATTTGGTGGGTCTATTGAACTTGATACACCTGGTCCTAATACAAAGTTATTCAATGGGTCATAACCATCACCTCTAAATGTTTGGAAATTAAGAGGTCTTGCACCAGCACTACCAAAGGTAATAACTGTTGATGGACGCATGTATACCTTGAAGATGTTTTGGTTTGTTACCGCAGAGGCAACAGTTACTCCAAGTTGTCCATTTTGGAATGTATCCATATACATTGACTTGAAATAATCTGTCTCAAAAAACTCACTAATAACATTGTAATCTGTTTTAGCAAATATTCTATTGATAACCTCTTTAACCCTTATTGATGGTTTCCAAATGTACTCGGGCACAGATTGTGTTGATTGGTCAAATGAATATTCTTCACCAAAGGTATATGTAAATCCTGGTATTGGAGATGCTGTTGACCCATTATCAACATATGGTAATCCATAGTTTATCATTGGGTATAATATCTTACCCCCAAATAAACCATCTACATCGTTGTTCTTTGCCTCCCAAGATTTGGTGATGGCTGAATAAGATAACTTATGTTGTAAGTCATCCCATTGTAAATCTTGTAGTGTTATGTTTCTTATTTCAGAAGCAAAATCACCAACTTGACCCATTATATAAACCTCATAATCTGTATAATTTGGGTTCTCAACAACCGCTGATAATCTCAATAAACCAGTGAATATGTCTGTTCCCCTATATTGAACTACACATTGTATTTTTGTTAAGGGGTTAAACTCAATACCATTGACCTCAAAGTAGTGTTCAAATATAATAGCGTTTGTATTTGTATTTGGTACAACAAATTGTTTTGTGTATGATGATTTTCTTGAATCTAATGCATTGATATCCAACTGTTGTATCATAACAGCAATTGGTATGTCTTCATATATGTCTACACGCTTCCAAATACCATCAAGATATATTAATAAGGATGTATCCATTTTAGAATCCTATTAGTGTGATATCACTACTATAAACATATGTTAATTCAATGTTTGTGATAGTTCTATTTCCTTTATTTTTTCTTGTGAACTCTGTGTTAATAACATTGATTGGTCTTAATCCACCATCTTCTCTAATTTCGTATACTTGATTTGATGTATAAACCTCTTCCAAGTACATAAAGTCAGGTTGGTTTAAGAAACCTGAATTGATAACATGGGTTTCAGACATTGTAAGTTGAAAGTCAGTTAGTCCACGAGCGGTTTGTTCTCTTGTTGGGTCTGAACTACCCCAATCAACAGCCCAACGATTATATGATTGTCTATCAATAGCAAGTCCCTCACTCTTACTTGCCGTGAATCTGTAGTAGTCCCAATGTCCATATCTGTTTAACCACATAAGTTGTAGTTGAGGGTTTCCACTTCTATTACAGATTGGACCTAAATTGACTGTAAATATTTCTGATACAGGTGTATATCCTGAACAATTCCCAAGAGTATATGTTGTTGGTACGGGATTAGGTAAGTTTGCCATAGTTTCTTATTTTAATTTATTAACATCCCCCACCTACGGTACATATCACAATAATTGGTGATGCGTTGTATATTATTCCTCCGTATTGGTAATCACCGAAGAACAACACAGATAAACCAGCATCGGTGTATATGTTCTCACCAACATCACCTGGTGATAAACCTGGTGCCATATAAAGGGTTATTGGTGTTGCACTATCACAGAAACATTCCCCACCCACACAGGTCGCAAAACACTCATTAACTAATTGTGGTACTCCTTCTGGTGTTGGAGTCGGAGTTCTTGTAAGTGTTGGAGTCGGAGTTGGTGATAATCCTTGAGTTTGGGTAGGTGTTAAAGTCGGAGTTGGAGTTGTTGTAGATGTTGGAGTCGGAGTTGGTTGTTCACAATCACCAGTGTTTGTTACAATCAATGCACCCTCAATGATGAAATCTCCCAAATTACATATACAAACATAAAACTCTTGATTTGGATTAACAACAAGTGTTCTTTGAATGTTATTACAATCCGCATAATACAAAATACCCTGTGATTCCAATGATGCGTTGAATACACTATATTCTTTACAAGCACATACTGTAGGAGTTGCTGACGGAGTAGGTGTCGGTGTTGGGGTTGGTTGTATTGGACTGGTTGTTCCTGTGAATTTACCAAACAACTGAACTGTATATTGAACAGCGTTTGATGGTGTTATTCCTGATAAGTTTCTTGGACCTGCGGCAACATATAAAGTATTGTAGTTTGTGTTACCTGATGGTATAATTAAAGGTAATTCTTGATATACTTGATTACAACTTGTTCTTGGACCCCCACCATTTGTTGTGATGTTGTCTGATGTTACAGCGGTAATAACCAAGCCTTGGTCATCATAAAAAGTCCATTCGGCATAATATGGTTCTGATATGGTTGATGAATCCAAATAGTAGTTTGTAAAGGCGAGTGTGTAATACTCATCTTGTTCTAAATCACGGGTTCTTGGTGAGTTGGTTAAGAACAAACCAGATGTGGTTGGGTCAATTGTTGTTGGTGCTCCTGATAAAACAAATGGGGACATATTAAAGTCCTGTTGTGTTGCTCTACCATTTACCCCCATAGTTGATTGAAATACCTTCTTTAATCCACTTGGAATGCTTGGTGGACCTTGTGTATTACCTGAACCTGTAAAACCTGTTACAGCCCCCAATTCTGTTGATGAGTATTCATAACCAAAATAAACCTCATAGTTTATTGTCTCTGCTGAATAAGGTGCGGCAAATGGGAATGTTTGGTGTTGGTATATTTTTGTTGTGTTCCATAAACCAAATGGGTTATTCTCACAATATGTCTTTAATATTCTTGATGTATCAATAACCCCAAGTCCATAAGGGTTTGGTGTTGCTTTTCCCTGAAATACATTATTACCATTTACATACAAATCATAAGTGTATCTAAATCTAAAATTGTTGATTGTATCTGCAGAGATTGTATAAAACAACCCATCTGTTAGTACGGGTTGAAATGTTGGTGGTTGGTGTAATATCGCTATACTCATTTTATCTTAATTTTTCTGTTAATTTGTCTATCTGAAATTGCATAAATCCTGCGATATACTCACCATACTTATCTACAAGTTCTTTCTGTATGGAGTTATAGGCTTTCATAATAAAATCATTTCCACCATAACCATACATACCAATAGACCTTCTAATCAAAAATACTAAAGTTTTTCTTGGAATAAACCTACCTTTAGCATCTCTTATACCTTTTATTCCTTGTTTTTGTCTAACCCATTTATCAATAGGTCCTGTTGGTGGATATCTACCAGGTCTTCTACCTTCTGAAACAAATAATCCTTCCAACGGCATCTCAAGTATTAGTTCAGGTATTCCTGTTTGTGGGTCTTCTTGAAACTTTACATTAAGATTTTTGTATAAGTTCCCTGAAGCATTGGGTGTTGATATTGGGGTTGGATATCTACCTGAAACAGGTTTTGGTAATCCTGGTTTACCTGGACTACCATAGGTTGTTGAAGGTCTTGGTATTTCAAGTTGTCTTCTTAACGCACCTTTTAATATTCCTGATATCTCATTTAGTATACCTTGTTCTATCATTATGGTAATATCAAGTTAATTGGACATATACAAGTAGAAGCACTATATGATAATACATCAAAACTTGATACACACTCTCCCGGTTGTAATACAGGATTTAGATTAAAATTATGGGTATGGTCGTTATTTTGTATTGTCTCTGTGCCATAAAAAATTGTTCCCATATCACCATAAGCAACACCTGAAATTACATAATCACATAAAGCATTTGTTGGATTACTAAATCCACTATCCTCCCATATTTTTAATGAAAAATTAGAACACCCACCTAAATCTACCTCTAAATATTGTGTTGTAATAGGACAAGTATTAGTAGGAGTAATTGTGGGTGTAGGAGTTATTGTTGGTGTTGGTGATGGTTCTGGTTCATAGTAATCACATGCGTTAATATCAGTGAACACCACAAAACTACAATCAAGTGCTACCCCACCAACAAAGTCATTAAATCTCTCTTGAAATGGAACTGCATTGGTTGGTAGTACAATATCCATCTTATCATACAAATCAGGGTTTTGATTCATACCCCTTTTGATAAAGGACATGAACCTTCTGGCTTGGATATCCATATCACTAACCACATCAACCTCATTTGATAAGTCATCATTTATTCTATCAGCAAAGATTAAGGACATATTGTAGGTTACAATGTTTTCCTCATAAGCGATGTTCTGTGGGGTTACAAATACAAATGGGTAGGTTGGGGTCATACCTGTATTGTCTGTGTTACCAAACTCCACGATATTACCAAACCCAAATGAGTTTAACCCAATACCTACTTGTGATTGTTGGTATTGTTTTATAAGTGATACGATTTTATGTATTGAAACATATTCTTCCATAATAATTAAATAGTGTTTTTATCTGTTGAACTGGTTTTATTTTTTATATTGCTTTTCCAACTTTTTCATTTCCTCTTTTTGTTTCTGTATACGCTCTTTCATAATTGATGCTGTATTGAGACACAACAATAAAGGCAACTCATCTATTTGGTTGATTTTGGTGATGTCTTCTCCTGCGAGGTTGAGAGTGATACTAAAATAGTATCTAAAGGCAGCCTCTTTTTTACCCATTTTGGGAGTATCTCCCACCCCTTCATTATCATCTGGTTCATTTTGTTCGTCCACATCAAAGAACTCTTTATATTGGTTGTATATATTGTTGCGGTTAGAAAAAAAAAACCGCTGGCACCAAACCAATACTTGATTGGTAGTTGTCTAAACTCATATGCTCTATCCTCAATTTCATCAGCCTTATATGGAGCAATCTTATACTTACCATTTTTCTTTTCCACAATAGGTCTATATAATATCGCCATAATCAAATGGATATTGTTTTGTATGTCCTCTGATGAGAATACCTCCATGTCCATCCAAGCACCCCAAGCAAGTTTACTCCAATCATTCTCCAATCCATACTCAACTCCATTATGGGTGAAAACATTATATAGTTCGTCTTTAAGGGAACTTTCGGTCATTTGGGACATTAGGTATGACTGAACAAACTCCATTTGATTTAATGGTAAATCCTTCAGTTCATTTACAGGAACATTTAATAGTAAGGACAATAAGTCAGGTGGGGATGTCTTATACATCTCCTCTTTGTTATGTATCCTTTGGAATTGTTCTATTGTAATTTCAGGTTGAACTTGAATCACCCTCTCATTTAATTGTATTTCTATGCTCATATAATTGTTATTTTTGTTTTTGGTCTATCTAAAAATTGTACTATCCCATATTTCAAGGCATCAATTAAGTGGTCTTTACCTATGGTATTATTTGTTATTGCACCTGTTCTGTCCTTCTTAAACTTGAAATTAGTAAACTCACTAATTAAATCCACACTCTCACTATGTAAGTATATCTTAAATTGTTTCATCTTTTGGATTCCGTATAAGATACTGGTCTTGTTCACTGGTCTAACATTTATCCCCAACCTTTTTAATTCTTCTATAGATTTTGGTTCTGCGGAATCAGCAACCACATTTACATTTCGGTCTATACCAATCTCTTTTAATTTGTATGCCAAATCTTCATTGGTTAGTCCAAGTTGATATATCAGTTGTTTAACATATAAGTTCTTTCCATCTACATTGATTTCCACAACAGCACACTCATCATTTGAGAATCCAAAATCTATTGAGTAGTATTTTTCTTTGATGTTTCTTGGTAGTTCATCATATAACTCTGGTTGGGTAAATATCTTTTCTCTTGGTTCAACAATAAGACCCTCTGAATAAATCTTTGCCATGTCAGGGTCAATGTCTATAAGTTCCTTGATTGCCTGAATTGTTCTTTTATCCAAAAAACTATTCATTCTCCAAGTTGAATGTAACATACACCCATTTTCTTTTCCTTCATATTCTAACCCCCACCAATCAATGGGTATTTCAGGGTTATAAAGTGATAAGATGTATCTTGAACATCTAATATCCATTTGGATAAATGCGTTCTTGTCTATTGTGTTTACCTCATCAACTAAAATGATGTCTGACTTGAAACCTTTTAGTTTACCTGTGGAATCATCTAATCCAATAAATCTAACAACTGAACCATTTTCAAAGGTATAAACAAACTCTTGTTTTTGGAATACACCTTTATCCCACAGGTCTATAGATTCCATTACCATCTTAAAGTCAGGTAGAATTGTATGTCTTAAAGACACTTGTGTTTCACGGGCTATGGTTATACTTGTCTTGGGGGTTTTGAGTGCTTCTAACACGATGTATTGTAACGCAGAGATGGTTTTTGATGAACGAGATGAACCCCTCAAAAAGATATATCTCTTATCTTGTTCCACTGCGTTGTGGATATGTTCCCATACCTCCGTTACTTGGAATTTCATAAACTATCTATAATGTTATCAAACCATTTATCAAGGTCGTAGTACCTACTATTTGTTCCTTTATCACTAAAGAATTGTCCTTTAATTTGTTTAACAATATCATTATCAGTTGTTCCAACATATTCTTTTCTATGTCCCCCAAGATAGTTTCCCTTGTCTTCTCGTGTCTTGTTATATTGAGTTATAACACCATCATTTAACATATCATCACATACCAGTAGGTTTGGTGTGAATCTACCCCTCACATCAATCTCATTTAATGAACTTTGGAACTTGGTAATAGAACCCTCACTAATCTGTCCTTTTTCAGGCATCTTATAGTTTCCTTCCAATCTGTATTTTGGATTAGTGGCGGGGTTCTGTGTATCCTCAAATGGTATTCTACAATCATCCAACCACATTATACCTTTACTGTATTTCATCTATAATCTTATCAAACCATTTATCCAAGTCGTAGTATCTACTATTTGTTCCTTTATCTCCAAAGTAAAAGTTATTCTTTACTGAACCTCCACCAAAGTTTCCACCCCCATATTGCTTTGTTGTGTCTTTTAGATTGTCTTGAACTTTACTAACACTACCATCATTTAACATATCATCACATACGAGTAGGTTGGGTGTGAATCTACCTTGTTGATTTTGTTTTGTATCAAATATAGTTTTACTCTCATTATAGGAGTTCCTACCATATATTTTTACATTAGTCATATCTCCAAATGGAACAGCATTACCTTTATCTGTTTCATCAACAAAAGGTATTCTACAATCGTCCAACCACATTATACCCTTACTATATTTCATCTATTATCTTATCAAACCATTTATCCAAGTCGTAGTACCTACTTGATGAACCACTATCACCAATTCCTACTCCGTGTGCTTGGGGACTATTACCAAATAAAGAACCAGTATGTTCTGTTGGTTTATAGGTTCTTTTACTTTGTTTTGTTATAACACCATCATTTAACATATCATCACATACCAGTAGGTTGGGGGTAAATCTACCTCTGTTAGATGGTTCTAATATTCTATTTTTTATATTCCAACCAGTTTCACTTTGTTTAGTTTCTTTATAATCCGTTGCGACCATAATCTCTTCATTATGAGGTATCCTACAATCATCCAACCACATTACACCTTTGGAGTATCTCATTTCTTATCCTTGAAGAACTTAATGAGTTGCTCTCTATCAACAGATAATCTTTCCTCACAGATATCAAAGTATTCTTTTTCCCTCTCCACTCCGATAAAATTGCGGTTTAACAATTTTGACGCAATCCCTGTCGTTCCGCTGCCCAAGAACGGGTCAATTACCCAGTCCCCTTCCCTTGTGAATAAGGTGATGATGTAGGACATCAACTTAACAGGTTTGGTTGTTGGGTGTATGTTCTTTGATGTTGTCGGTCTGTTCTTTTGTGGAACATTGAACTTTTCTTGTCCTTCATCTCTTTGGGGTTTTTTCTTTTCCTCACCAGTTAAACCAAAGTCCTTTTCCTTCTTTGCTGGTTTTGGAACTTGAATAAATGGATAAGTCATTTTGATATTATCAGGTAATGCCTCAAAGTTTAATACATTATCAATATAACTTTTTGACCCGTGTGGTTTCATACCAATAATGATATGTTCTACTGCTGGTTTTGGTTGGAAACCTAATTTACTACCTTCATATTTTTTGGCGAGGTCTGTTGAAGGTTCTGTAATATCAGCGGCGTTTCCGTGTGGTTTATCATCAACAAATGCGTTATTTATATCTGTGTTGAACTCATAAGCATATCTACCATCAGTTCTTTTTCCAACAACCTCACGCTCTGCACCCATCCTTTTATCTATCATCTTACTTGTGTCTGATGCTTTTGGAAACCCCGAATGGTACGCCCAATATATTGGACTGAACGACATATCAAACCCTGCATCTTCCAAGTCCTTAATCATACGATACAACACATCACTACGAGGACTACTCATCACCGCAATAAATGAACCAGGTTTTAATACCCTATAACACTCTTCCCAAATGTCTTTTGGAGGTAAAACTTTATCCCACTCTTTACCCATAAATCCTATTGCGTACGGTGGGTCTGTGGCTAATAAGTCCACACTATTATCTTTGAGTTGTTTAAGTACCTCCGCACTATCTCCATTGTATAAATGTTGTTCTATCATAATTTTTGTTCTAATCTTTCTTTACTAAACTCTGCGTATTTTTTATTTAACTCAAACCCAATGTATTCTCTGTTGTTACAACCCAATCCTGTGGTTCCTATTCCACTGAATACATCAAGGACCACATCACCTTCATCTGTTAGTAAGTTGATGAAGTATGTGGGTAATTCTTTGTGATATGGTGCGGGGTGTCTAATGGTATTATCACGAGCAAGTCCTGCTGTTGGAAACCTGAATACATTATCAGGTCTAATACCATTTGTAAGTTGGCTACCATAATCTATTGTTTTTTCTTTTACTCTTTCCCCATCTTGAATTGTTCCGTGATTCTTTACTGTCCATTGATATTTGGCTCTATCACTTGTTGCCTTGGCTGGTTCCTTCATTACTCTATCCATGTAGAACTTTAACTCCTTTTGGTTCTTAACAAAGTGGAATATAAACTCTGTATTGTTTCTAAACCTTTTCTTTGAGCCATTTGGTATTCCATTCATCTTATGCCAGATATAGGTATCATAAAACTTTAACTTGGTTTCCTTTTGACTGCGGTATATCAATTCATAGATAAAGGGGTTTCTTAACCCATTGGAACAATTATCATTGATGTTTAGTATGAAACTACCACTTGGTTTAAGAACTCTGTATATCTCGTTGAATAGGGGTAATAACCAATCACAATATTCATTTGGTTTTTTGATTGATATATTCTTTCCATAATTCACAATATCAGCATAGGGTGGACTGGTTATTACCAAATCCACACTATTGTCTGATAAGTCCTTAATCAACTCAAAACAATCACCCGTTAGTATTCTCATCTTGTTATAAAATCTGTTCTATTTTTATACACATCATAATCCATTGGTGTCTTGAAATACTCATCATAGATTACTTTAATCATTTCATCTATCAACATTGTTATTTCTTGTTTGTTGAACTTAACCCCCTTGTTTACAAAGATGGTATATTCAAAGGTTACATAACCATTCTTTTGTTCCTCAAATGTGAATGGAATCTCCGCCACATCAATCAACATTCCATTAAAGTAGTATTTGTTGGAATTGAGTTTGATTGTGTTCTTAATCTGTTCTAATAACTTTTCAACCTTCCTTGTTGCTTTATGGTCAGTATGAACTATAAACCATGCCTTCATTGTTAGAATAAGGGACTTGAAATTAACCTTATCTATTGTCTCACTTGAAAAGTTGATATTTTCATAGTTATTTTTAATCGCAAAGGTACAACCCTTTTTAATTAGTTCTTGTTCAATCTTTGCTTTCGTCATCTTGTCCCATTTGTGATTTAATAATCTCAATCTGTATTGGACTGGTTGAGTTGTCTATTTTCTCCCCTTGTGTTGTAACATCAATATGTTTTTCACTCTTCCAATTATTCTTGAACTTGTTGGTCATAATAACCTGCCATAATCTTGTATTAAACCCTGCTCCGTTGTTCTCACTCATTGATTCATACGCTTTGTTAAACCACCAATCCTCACATAACTTTTGATACTGCATGAACGCTTCATTATATTTTTTGTTTGTCTTGAGTAATCTATAATGTCCTTCCCAACTTATCCCCAACTCAATCAAGAATTGTGTAACATGTTTTCCTTGAACACCAGCATCAATGATTATCTTGTACCACTCTGGATTCATTGTTTCCTCAAGTTTCGGTCTACCTTTTCCTCTCTTTGGAGTATTACCTTCTCCTTGTATATTTTGTTCCATATATCTCAATTCCTATCTTAATTTGATTTATAGCATCTCCCACTGATGGTTTGATACTTGATGCGGGGTATAGACCATAATAAGCCCCCATAATTTCAACGATATCTAAATCAGTGAGGTCTTCTATCTCTTTTACAGAAATAATTGATTCTACCACATTCTTTGCGTTTTGTATGTGGTCTGGGTTATCAAGGTTATTGATTACCTGTTTCTTTCCTGATTTACAATTACAACCCATTTTCTTCCATTCTTTTTTTTATTACTATCTCAATAGCGTCTTTAATATCCTTGAAGGCTTGTGCTACCTCAAAATCATCATTGTGAACAGCATCATCAATTAAAGGTTGAAAACATTTAATGATTTCACTTGTGGTTAATCCCAAGTTTATACCTTCTTGAAAATAGTGTTCAGATAGTTCTGCCAATAACTCATCTTTTTCTATTGGAGTTAATTGGAAATAATTAGCCAATATCTCTTTTATATTCATTTAATATAAATATAATCAAATTAAATCTGTTTGGAAATAAAAAACCCCCAACATTTAATTGGGGGCTATATGAAATCGGTGGTTGAGAATTTATAGAAAAATCCTAATGGCAGATATGAGAACAGAGTCAACCACCTCTTATATAAGTATAATCAATTTTTAACAATAAAAAAACCCTTGTAATGGGACTTACAAGGGCTTCTCTTATCTAAAATGGGATTATTAGAATATCTTGAATATACAAAAGTTAGTTTTCTTTTGTAGTATTTTTTCTTTTTAATTTTCTGTTTTCTTCCATCAACATATCTACCTTGAGTTCCAACTCTTGAATCTTTGTATTTAACTCATGTATTTCATCTTTCAGGTTCTTAATTAACTCCTGATAGATACTCATAGATTTTTCTAAATTGGATAGTACCAGGTTATCTGTTTCCGCATTTGTTTTTCTTTTTCCAACAAACCAAGCGGCTATGCCTGTTAAAGCGTTGGATAGAAATAAAAGTATTGTGTCGTTCATTGATATTAAATATAACTCTTTTTTGTTGAACTGATTTATTTTACTACCCCCCTTTAGTTTTTTAACCCCTACTATATCTATTCTATATTAGAATTAATAATATAGATAAGGTATAGTTAGTGTAAAGTTTTTTAAGGGGGTAGGTATAATTTTTTAAGGGGGGTTATTTACTGGTTTCAACTGAACTTAATAGTTCATATAATTTTTCTAAATCTACTTTGTAGATGTTATAGGTATGTAATCCATCAAAAGTTGGTGCTATGGTCAACAACTCTTTTAATACTAAATTCTTTTCAACCTTTCTTTGTTGATAGTCACTCAACCCAAACTTACTTTCAATATCTCTACGGAAGACAACTATACCAGTATCAATAACATCTTTATCCCAACTTAACATATGTTCCAACTTATCCAATATGTAAGTAAGAACTACTGATTCATTTAGTCCAACTATCTTTATTAGATTGAGATTCAACATCAAAAACTTATCAACACCCAATATACTTCTGATTAGTATTTGGTCGTCATTTTTCTTTTTTATAGATTTCATATACATATAAATATAATTTATTTTCAATAAAATACCAAATATTTTGTTTATTTAATAGTTTTTCGTATTTTTATTGATATTTATAGATATGGGAAAAGAACAAATCAATTTCAATCTTCGTAGAAGAATGTTAACTGATAATGGATGGATTTACTTCTGTCGTAACTGTGGAACTTATTTATCTGAAGATAAGTTTTACAAATCAAAGACAGGTCCATTCAAGATATCAACACAATGTAAGTTACATTATTCAAAGAAAGATAAAGACGAATCAGATGAAATGGATTATCTCAAGTTAGACCCCATACAAGATGAGGACTTTGAGGGGGTTCAGACACTATTAGAACGACTTGGATATAAATTTGGAATAGATATACCACCTGTGTATATTCAGTTCAATACAAAACACAATATAAAATAATATGGGAGCAATAAAATTATCAGTTGAAAAAGTAAGAAATATCCGTAAGTTGTTAAAAACGGGTAATTACACACACCTATCTCTATCCAAGAGATATAAAGTTAGTCGGGGTCATATAACCAAGATTGCCAACAAGATGAGATGGGACGAAAAGAATTATCCACAACTAAAAGAAGATGGCAAACAAAAGAGAGAAAATAATATACATTGATGATGAAGAATATGTTTGGTGTTCTCACGAAAAGGAATATCTTATCCATACTGAATTTGATATAAGCAAATCTGATGAATATGGAATGTTCTGTAAAAAATGTCGCTCACTCTTATATGATAAAAGGGAAATCAACTATCTCAAAGGAGCACAAGAGAGGAGTGACTATATCAAAGATAAATCAAAACTTATGTTAGAAAATCTTGGTTATGATTTTAATAGTGAATTTACAGTACATCAACAATTCTTAATTAAACACAAATTGATATGAAAACAAATACAATTATAGGTGGGGTGATTTACTCCACAGAACAGGTAGAAATCAAAGTTATTGATGGAGTGAAGGTAACACTTATCCATTGCGTAGAAACTCAATTAGACAAACATTGTGAATGTTCTGGTGATATGTTTGATTACAAGTTGGATTATGATATTTTCAAGGACTACCACAACTCTTTTATAAAAAACTCAAAATAAAATGGAATATAGAAAACTTAACACTGAAAACAATTTAACACTTGTAGATATGACTTTATACCTACAGGATGTAAAAGTCCTTTACAACGCTTGTGTGGACATCAACAAACAATTTCCTGAAATGGTTGGTTACATCAAACTTGCAGAGAAACTACAAATCATCATTGATGAAAAAGAACAAAATTATACTGATGCTGATTTGATTGACTAAAAACTTTTTTTTATATTTTAACTATGGGACAAACAAAAAAAATATACGAGCAAATGACTACGGATGAACTCCTAAATCATTTTTTTAATCACAATGAAGGTGATGAAGATTATCAGTATGAGTTGTACAGAGAAAGACAACTTGAAGCAGAACAAGAGGCTTATGAACTACATTTAACAGACAAATACTAATATGAAAATGACTGACGATAGAAAACAAGAGTTGATTATAAGACAGGCTCAACTCAATACGGCAATTGAATATTTCAAGTTGATTGATAAGAAACCATCAATGGTTGATTTACTCAAAATTTCAACAATGTTAGAACAATTCATTTATAATGGATATTCTGAAAAGTTCATAAATGAAAGGATGTCTAAAGTTGATGAACACATTTCTGAAATAAAGTAATATTTATTTGGTATGAAAAATGAAAAAATTGAGTTCTTTACAAAGAAATTAAACTCTTTGAGAATTAAACAGGCAACATTTACATCATCAGGTTATCAACCACCAGCATATCTTGAAAAAGATATTAGATTGACTGAACTTGCGTTGAAGCAATTAAACAAGAAATAAATTATCGGTTGGGGGAGTTTGACGCTCCTCCATACCATGTTGGAAATCCATTACCAGCACACAACGGACCCATCATATTAAAGTTTCCGTTCCAACCCCTACCTGAAGCATAGTAACCAGCATTTGGTAAAGTCATTGATGACTTAAATGGTGTATCAGTTTCTGGTGGTAATTCACCATTATTTAAGTTTCCACTGAAATATTCAGGGTACCAACCTGAACGGAATAAAAGGTGTCTACGAAGCAAGTTATCTTGGAACTCGGCTTGGTTTTTAGCATTGTTCTTGAGATATTGTAATGTTTTTAAGTCAACTGCTGAACCTTGTTCGTTTCTGTTCTGAACCAAACCAACATTCATAAACTTTACCCAAAAGTTATCAAGACAGATTGTATAGGCATAAGCAATAAGTGCTGGTTGAATAAAGTTATTCATCAACTCCTTATATTTAATCAAAGACACATCAGTATTGATTGTATTATCATCAATAATTTTTAACAAATACTCGTATAGGTTCGTTCCCAATGATTCTTGAATTTGGATTGTTTGAGCCATATAAATCCCAAATCTTAATTCACTTGAATCAACATTGTCTGTAATAGGTGTGTTGTCCTTTAACTTTTGTTCTGATATGAATAATACATTGTATAACATTAGATGATGTTGTTTTGTGTTATGGTTAAGTCAATCTCTTGACCTGGATATATCAATTCTATAATAGGTTTTAACTCTCTATTCAAGAATTTCTGTAATGGATAAATACTTGTTGATAAAAATAACTTGAACCCTGTGTCTAATTGTTCTGCTGATGAACTAAAACCAGTTCTTTGTGGTAAACCAATAATTGAAGCGTCGGGGATATTATGACCACATAAGATTTGATGTTGTACCAACTCAAATATTGATGAGAAATAACCATCTTCAACATTTGTTTGTATTTGTGTAATATCAGGTTTTTGACCTTCTTCACCATAAGATATAATTACTCTGTTTGCGTTATCCGCCCCCATGTATCTATCTTCAATTTTTCTTAAGATGCTATTTTGTTCATATTCTGAATCAGGGGCTGGTTGATTAAAGTGAACCCACATACCCATAGAACAACCATTGATGATGTTAGCAAGGTTGTATACAGTAATCTCGTGGTTTAACTTAATATCATTGATACAAGCAAGATATGATGGAACACCATAAAACTCACTTTGAGGTCCATAAGTTCTAATGTGTATAATTTGTCTGTTAGTAAAGTTCATTGGGTCAAACTCACTAAACTCAATAATGGAACTACCCCTTCTCCAATTAGCCCAATCTCTTGAATAAAGGTATTTTGTGGCTGGCTCACCTGGATGTTCAGGTTTATGAACTCTCATATACTTTGATGGAATAACATGGAAACCAGCAAGTCCTTCTTTTCTGTCTTTTCTCCAAACAACCTCCAAGAACAAATTACCTGTTACAATCAACTCAAAGAACATCTGTTTAGCAACATCATTGATGTATTGTTTTGAGTTAATCTTGTAGTCGTTAATATACCCTGAACCAACAGAGTTATCTACTCTTGCTCTAATGGCAGAGTTGTGGATTGGTGATGCGTCTAATAACATATATAACTCATTTGGAAATAAGTTATCCACACCCCAAGATACAAAAGGTTGTCCCTTTGTTATCACCTCTTGAAATGATGTTATGGTATTTACACCAAAGTTTAGTTTTTCAATATTTATCATCCGTTGTATATTTTATAAATATCACTTGTTCCAGAGTAAGTGATAGGTTGTGTTGATGCTGAATAGTTTACTTGAGCAATGGTCTCATAAACTACATCATAGGCAAGATTGGGGT